TAAAAATCTTTTGGGTATGCCTTGGAAACTAGCTTTTGCTTTACAAGAATTTGGATGGAATTTGCGTCAAGATATTATTTGGCACAAACCAAATCCAATGCCTGAAAGTGTAAAGGATCGTCCTACAAAGTCTCATGAGTATATTTTTCTTATGAGCAAGAATAGAACCTATTATTATGATCAAGAATCTATTAAGACTCCTGTGAAACAGGAAAATATGAAAGGTACTACAACGCATAAAAGAAGTACCAAAGATTGGGGAGATGGGACAGGAGTAAAAACTCATAATGGATTTGATAAATCTTATGATATGGCAAATAAAAGAGATGTATGGACAGTTCCTACAGATAAGTTTGAAGGTCAACATTTTGCAACATTTCCTAAAGAATTAATTAAACCTTGTATTCTTGCAGGATGTCCTGAAGGTGGCACAGTATTAGATCCTTTTAACGGATCTGGCACTACTTGTATTGTTTCTTTACAAAATAATAGAAAATATATTGGTATTGAACTAAATCCAGAATACTGTATAATAGCGCATAAGCGTATCTCAACCGAAGTGTCACCCCTTATAAGTATTATGGAATGAGTGAAATATATACAAATGTTATGGTTCGTGGTAACAATGTTCTGTACACAGGTTACCAACACGGTATGCGAGTTCGTGACAAGATAAAGTTTAAACCAACTTTGTTTGTTCCTGCTTCTCCTGTGGAATTAATGGAAAAGAAAAGTGAATGGAAAACTCTTGATGGAGTTCCTGTTATGCCATTTACTTTTGACAGTATTTCCGATTGCAGAGAAATGATAGATCAATTCAAGGAAGTCTCTAATTATCCTGTTTACGGTAATACAGATTATCAATATCAATTTATCGGTGACAAGTTCAAGAATATTGAATATGATATGAAAGATATCAAGATTTGCTTTTTAGATATTGAAACAGAATGTGAAGATGGATTTCCAATAGTGGAACGAGCAGATCAAAAGATCAATGTTATTACGGTTCGTTTTGGTAATACGATACACACATATTGTCTCGGCAAAGCAACACCTATGTCGGAAAATCATAAAGTCTTTGAATTCTTTACAGAGAAAATGATGCTTACTGCATTCATGGATGCATGGGTAAACTATGATTTTGATATTCTCACAGGTTGGAATATTCAATTCTTTGATATTCCTTATATTGTGAATCGTATTAAAAATGTATTAGGTGAAGATGAAGTTGGTGGACTTTCGCCGTGGGGTATTGTTAAACCTAGAAAAGTATTCGTAATGAATCGTGAGCAACTTGCATTTGAAATAGTGGGAATTTCCATTCTTGATTATTTTGATCTTTACAAGAAGTTTACATTCGTTACTCAAGAATCTTACAAGTTGGATCATATTGCTTTTACAGAATTGGGTGAAAGAAAATCTTCATTTGAGGGATTTGATGGTATTCAAGACATGTATACCCGTGACTTTCAACGATTTGTTGAATATAATGTACGAGATGTTGAACTAGTTGTAAAACTAGAGGAAAAACTTAAACTATTAGAACTTGCACTTGCCTTGGCGTATACCGCCAAAGTAAATTTTGCAGATGTATTTTCTCAAGTTAGAACATGGGATACTATCATATATCACTTTTTGAATGAACGACATATCGTTATTCCACAGAAACAGCATGAGGAAAAGGATGTTCAGTTTGCGGGTGCTTATGTGAAAGAACCTATTGTCGGAATGCATAAATGGATCGCATCGTTCGATTTGGATTCCTTGTATCCTCATTTGATTTCTCAATATAATATTTCACCCGAAACCAAAAATAAAATGAGCAAACGATCTACTTTACGAGTAGATGACATTCTATATCCTGAATCGGAAGATGCTAAAAAGCAATTTATTCGATTCCAAGATCATAAAGAATTTGCCGAAAAGAATAATGTTGCAATAGCAGCAAATGGTATTTACTTTGATCGAGACAAGAAGGGATTTCTTCCTGAACTCATGGATAACATGTACAAAGAACGCAAAATGTACAAAGAGAAGATGTTAGATTGCAAGAGAAAATTAAAGGAAGAAGCAGGCACCTTAACTCCAAAGGAAAAACGACAACTAGAATTAGATGTTTCTAAATATCATAACTTTCAGTTGGTTCGTAAGATTCAATTAAATTCTGCATTCGGTGCTTGTGGCAATCAGTGGTTCAGGTATTATGATCTTGATCTTGCTGAAGCAATTACCACATCAGGTCAATTAAGTATTCGTTGGATTGAAAGATCGCTGAATAGATTCTTAAATAAACTTGTAGGAACAAAAGGTGTTGATTATGTAATTGCTTCTGATACAGATTCCATCTATCTCAGGTTAGATACTCTTGTAGATAAAACTTTCAAGGGTAATGTTCCTGATAATACAAAGGTTGTTAAGTTTTTGGATAAAGCATGTCGTGAAGTTATCAATCCTTTCATTCAAAAAGAATATGAAGAATTAGCAACGCTAATGAATGCATTCGATCAAAAGATGAACATGAAGCGTGAATCTATTTGTTGCAAGGGAATATGGACAGCAAAGAAACGCTATATGTTAAATGTGCTTATGGGTGAAGATAATGTTATTCTTAAAGAGCCAGAAATAAAGATTAGTGGTATTGAAACCACACGAAGTTCTACACCTCTCATTGTGAGAGAGGGATTGAAAAAAGCAATATTATTAATTATGAATTCTACTGAATCTGAACTTATTAAATATAAAGATGATTTCAAAAAACAATTTGATAAACTACCTGTAGAATCTATTGCTTTTCCTAGAGGATGTAACGGAATGACAGAATATAAAGATTCTGCTCGCATATTCAAGAAATCTACACCTATTGCTGTTAAAGGTGCATTATTATTAAATCATCATATACGATTACATAAATTAACTAAAAAATATGCAACTATCAAAGATGGAGAAAAGGTTAAATTTACATATCTTATAGTTCCTAATCCTGTTGGTGAACATGTAATATCTTTTCAGAATATTCTTCCTCCAGAGCTTGATTTGCACAGGTTTATCGACTATAATAAGCAGTTCGAAAAGAGTTTCGTTGAACCTCTTCTTACGATTGTAAATACTATTGGATGGTCTCTTGAAGAACATTCATCATTAGAAAGTTTATTTGAATGAATATCGATATTGCCGAAGCAATTTGCATGATAATTATTACTGTTATAGTAATATGGTTAAGTTGGGCAGCATTTTTGGAATCATACAGCAATTCTAAACAAAAGGAAAAGAAATGAGTTTTATCAACGACATTATTAAGGATTCGGGTAACAAGTACGCTTCTATCGCTAGTGATGGCATTGGTGGAAGCGATGTCATGGGGTTTATTGATACAGGATCATATATTTTCAATGCTCTAGTATCAGGAAGTCTACATGGTGGTATTCCAAACAATAAGATTATTGCACTAGCAGGAGAGTCTGCAACAGGCAAAACATATTTTGCTTTAGGTATGGTAAAGAAATTTCTAGAAGATACCAAAGATGCAGCGGTTCTGTATTTTGATACAGAACAGGCAGTAACTTCACAGATGATTGCAAGTCGTGGTATTGACACCAAGCGAGTAGCAATTTTTCCTGTCTCTACAGTTGAAGAATTCCGTAATCAAATGGTTACCATTGCAAACAAGTATCTTGAACAAGATGAAAGCAAACGAAAGCCGATGATGGTAGTCCTTGATTCTATTGGTAATCTTTCTACAACGAAAGAAATGAATGATACTGCAGAAGGTAAAGAAACAAAGGACATGACTCGGGCACAAATGGTTAAGAGTACTTTCCGTGTACTCACTATTAAATTAGGTGAAGCAGGTATCCCGCTTATCGTAACTAATCATACCTATGACTCTATGAGCATGTTTCCTACAAAGGAAATGTCGGGAGGAAGCGGATTAAAGTATGCTGCTTCTACTATTGTATATCTTTCAAAGCGCAAAGACAAGGATGCTGATGGAGAAGTTGTTGGTAATATCATTCACTGCAAGTTACATAAGGGTCGCTTTACCAAAGAAAATAAAATGGTGGATGTTAAACTTAACTACGATAGTGGTCTAAGTAAATACTACGGACTAGTTGACATTGCCGTAAAATATGATATATTTAAGAAAGTATCTACCAGAATTGAACTTCCTGATGGTGAAAAGGTTTTTGAAAAGACCATCAATGAAAATCCTGAAAAGTATTTCACAAAGGAAGTAATGGAAAAACTCGAAGTAGCGGTTGCTAAAGAGTTCAAGTATGGTTCAGATTCAAGCGAAGCGAAAGCAAAAGAATGAATTCAAGAATTGAAAGAGTTATATTAGAAAATTTATTATCAAACGAAATTTACACACGAAAGGTTGTTCCCTTCTTAAAGGAGGAATATTTTCAGGTAAAAGAAGAAAGAATTCTTTATAAACTTATATCTGAATTTATATTAAAATATAATAAACTTCCAACGAAAGATATTGTATGTGTAGATTTAACCAATGATAAATCTGTGTCTCAAATGGAACATGATACCATAGTTGATATGGTGGAAGAACTAAATGCGACAAACAAACAAGATGAGGAATGGCTATTAGATGAAACAGAGAAATTCTGCAAAGATAAGTCAATCTATAATGCTATTCTTGAGTCTATTCATATCATTGATGGAAAATCTAATAGTAAAACAAAAGAAGCACTCCCTTCTATTCTATCTGATGCTCTTGCTGTATGTTTTGATACAAATATTGGTCACGATTATATTAAAGATGCAGAAAAACGATATGAATTTTATCACACATTAGAAAAGAAAATTCCATTCGATTTAGAATTCTTTAATAGTATCACAAATGGTGGAGTTCCATCCAAGACTTTGAATATTGTTATGGCGGGAACAGGCGTAGGTAAATCGTTATTTCTGTGCCATCAAGCAGCAAATTGTCTATTACAAAATAAGAATGTTCTGTATATTACATGTGAAATGGCAGAAGAACGAATTGCAGAACGCATAGATGCAAATCTAATGGATATTACAATGGATGAGTTGAAGCAACTTCCTAAAACAATGTATGCTAAACAGTTATTCAATACTACAAAAGGTGTTACAGGAAAACTCATCATTAAAGAATATCCTACTGCAACTGCTCATGTTAATCATTTTAGACATTTGGTTTCAGAATTAAAATTGAAGAAGAAGTTTATTCCTGATATTATTTTTGTTGATTATTTAAACATTTGTGCAAGTTCTCGAATGAAACAAGGTGGTTCAGTTAATTCTTACACATATATCAAATCTATTGCTGAAGAACTTAGAGGTCTTGCGGTGGAACTAGGTGTTCCTGTTTTTAGCGCAACTCAAGTAAATCGTGATGGGTTTAACAATACAGATTTTGGTTTAGAAAATACATCAGAATCTTTCGGTCTTCCTGCTACTGCGGATTTCATGTTTGCTTTAATTACAACTGAGGAACTTGATAAGAGAAATCAAGTCATGGTTAAACAGTTGAAAAACCGTTACAATGATGTTGCAACAAATAGGAAGTTTGTTGTGGGTATTAATAGAGCAAAGATGAAACTATACAATCTTGAAGCGTCCGAGCAAGATGGTTTAGTTGGAACTGGTGAAGGACATGATGTTGGGTTTGACTCGGTTAAAAAGTTTAGTGGAAAATTCAAGAAGAAACATGATTGGATCAAAGGAGAATAGTATGTCTAGGTTTCGTGATGATAGAAGTTATCGTAGTCCTGCCCCTTACGCACAAATGAAGCAGGTTCCTCCTGTATTGGAAGGAGATACTCGTAGTGTGGAACAACGAATTAAGGATCTTCCGAATATTCGTGAAGAAGAATATCCTGAGTGGAAAGAATGGGCAGATTATAGTTTTGGGAAATAATAATGTCATTAATTGTTGACAAAAAATTTATAAATCTTATTTCTCCCATGTTAAAGAAATTTTCATGGAAGAAAGCAGATCTTGCAACTTGCCGATGTCCTATTTGTGGTGATTCTAAAACAAATAAGAATAAAACAAGAGGTTTCTTTTATACAAAAAACAATGATATGTTTTATCGTTGTCATAATTGTAATGCAAGCACAACTCTTTATAAATTCATAGAAACTGTATCTCCTGCTATCTGCAAAGAGTATTCTCTTGAACGATGGAAGAATGGTGAAACAGGAAAGTCTAATTATAAAAAGCCAGAATTTAAATTTGAGCCAACAGTTTTTAATATCAAGTCAAATGTTCTTGATACATTATTAAAAGTTTCAGATCTAGAAGATTTGCATCCTTGTAAGGTATTTGTCGAAAAACGAAAAATACCAAATGATGTTCAAAGTCTTTTATACTATGCAGAAGATTTTGGCAAGTTTGCAAATCTTCTAGATTCGGAAACTGATCTGATTAAAGAAGCAAGATTGGTTATACCAATCCTTGACACAAAGGGTAGAGTAGTTGCTGCTCAAGGTAGAGCATTGACAAATACGAAAAAAACTATAAGATACATTACTATTAAAGCAGATAAGAGTATTGAACGATTGTGGTATGGTTTTTGCAGAATAACAAAGGACGCTAATGTTATCGTTGTTGAAGGCCCTATTGATTCCCTATTTTTAGATAATTGTGTTGCAATGGTTGGTTTGAATGATGGATCACAGATTCCACAATATCTTGAAAATAAGAAATTAATATTTGCAGTTGATAATGAACCTAGAAATCATGAAGTAATTATACAAATTCAAAAATTGATAGATAATGAAAGAACTGTATGCATTTGGCCCAATAACATAAAAGAAAAAGATATAAATGAGATGATATTATCTGGTATAACTAAACAGGATATTCACCAAATAATTACAAATAATTCATTTTCTGGCATGGAAGCAAAACTTAAGTTACAACAATGGAAGAAGGTTTGAATGGACGAGAATACTGAAGAAGAAATTGATTTTAATGGTGATAATCCAATTTTTGCATATTGTTTTGCTATTATGGAATATCTTAAAGGTATAGATGCAGATCTATACGAAAAAGCATGTGAGTATGCTGAAGACTTAACTGGTATAAGAATAACAGATTTTGATATTTACGAGATTGATAATGATAAATCCAAGAATCCTCCTTCAGAAGATATAGATGAAGATGAGGAAGATGAAGAAACCTTTGACGATTAAATAGGAGTATATAATGAAATTACAAGTGCTTGATTTAGGTCATGTTGAATATGTTGATCATATGGGTAATGATTTGACTGTTGTGAATTCTGCAAGAGTTTCTTTTAATAAAGAAAGTGAATGGGATGTAGACGAAGAAGCAAAACAAAGATTAACTGCTAGTGGATCATCATACCACGAAAGTGATCTTCATGTTGTATCTGAAAAAGATAAAAAACTAATTAATTATCTTGCTAAACACCAACATTGGACACCGTTTTCACATCCACAAATTACTCTACGAATCAAGGCTCCAATTTTTGTTCGTACACAACTGTTCAAACATAAAGTTGGATTTAC